TTACTCCAACATGATCTGAAACCCAGTAATCTTCACTTGTAGTTAAAGTAATACCAGTACCACTTGTTGCAGATGGATCTAATGTAACACCGCTTGGCTGAAACGTAGAGTAAGGTTGATAAGTAACTTTACTATCAGCCCTTTGATCAAAGCTATAAACGCTAATTTCAAACGCATCTAGTGCAGTTCTTGTTAGCATTCGTGGTGCGAACAAAGGATGGCAGATAAACATTACATCGCCGTACTGAGCAAATGTATATTCCTGCAAGTAAACCTTATCAAAAGGTAAAGCATTACTACTTGTGTCTTGAGTAATAGTTTCTACTAAATGTAAGTCGCCAGCAGTTGTATAAGTTCCAGCGTTATCTAAAAAAAAGCAGCGAACCTTTTGATGCTCAACAGAAATTACATACGTTTCATTATCATCAAACTCGAACTTAAATAAATGAGACTGCTCTTTGTAAGAAGAATCATAAGCTATGCTATAATCATAGTGATGTTTTAAGCCATGACGTTTTTTTAAAGAGCCTTCAGCAGTAACAACCATGTTTTCTACGCGCTGCGCAGAAGAAACATACACAGGAGAATCTGTTCTCATTATCAAAGAATCGCTAATTTCGCCAAACTGAAAGCTATTCTGTGCTACTCTAACTTTCTGCATTAGCTACGCCTTTGACTTATAAACCTCGAAGTGTTTAGCTTTTTAGTTGTTTGCTGTTGTGAATCAAGCCTACGCGCTCTCATTAAAAACTGCTCACCCTTTTGCTCCATTAAGGAAGCTAGCTGAGGATCACGCGCAACAGAGATAGAAAGCATAGCAGCTACTTGAAACTCTACAGCCATTGTAAAGTAAGGAGGCCAGTAGGACTCATCTGCTCTAAATATATAATCAGCTATAAGAACCTCAGTTTCATTAGCATCGCAATAAACTTTATCTCCATATGTATCATAGATAATAGGTTCATCGTTTATTGTAACTGCACTAAGCATAATAAGATCAGACGGAAGCTGGTAAGCTGCATCGTATCGACCCGTTGGTGCTGCAGTTAATCGGCTGATTTGCTGTTGATTTGTAGCAAAACGCCATCTTGAGTTAGTTAGCGAAGCGCGAGCAACATCTTCATATACAGCATCAACCACATCAGCTTCTACCGTTCCTTCGTCAAACGATTGAATCGGAGAGCCGCCCATAAGAATGGAGGCGCGAGAGCATATTTTAATTGCTGTATTTGCTGGCATAAGAAGTTAGGGGGCTTTCGCCCCCCTCCTATTAGTTGTTATCGAGAACTTCAAATACACCGTCATCATCAATAACGACAGAACCCATAGACATCATTGATGTCGCAAGGTGCGCTACTTTTTGCGGTACATAGTTAATCTCGGTTTGAACATCAGAGTTAATGCCAATGCCTACAGCGCGGGCATGGTAAGCAAAGTTTTTGCCGCCAGCTACCGCTGAAGTTGAGAAGATCTTGAAGCCCAAGAACTCTTTCATTGTCATGCCGCCAGCAAATGGTAGGTTTTGTGGGCCTACATAGTCTGATGAAGCAAACTCATTAATGTTAAACAAGTCAGCAAATCCAGCAGGAGACATAGCCAAATAGCGCTGTCCGTCTTCTGGAATATCTTCTGCACCAAATGTTTCAAACAAGGTTAGAAGATCTGCTTTAACAAGTGCACCAGTTGTGTCAGCAATCTGAGTTGAGTTAGCACCAGCATCCATTGCAGTGGTAATCAATGTATCAGTCTGACGACCCAAAGCAGCAGCAGCAGATTGAGCAACAGCTTGACGTTCATTGATGTTGATCTTCAATTCGTCTAGCTTGTCAATATACTCGGCAGCGTAGTAGTCAGCCATAGTTGCTTCAACATTGGTGTGCGCCAGTTCCATTGTGGTCACATCGCCGTTGCGTGTTTTTGTAGATGCAGTGCCTTTTCCAATTACTTGGAAACGAGCAGTTGAACCAGTCACATTAGTTGAGCGTACTGTGTTACGAAGTTTAGAACCCATACGCTGATATGCTATGTGAACCTCTGATTCAAACTGTTTAATAAAGGCTTGGTCAATTGTATTAGCCATTTTACAGTCCTATTTTGAAGTTACAGTTGCCAACGGGTGTCCACTCTTTCACTTCAACAAGGGTATCCTTTCGGGCCTTTCAGTGCGTTATGGGCCGTAATGTTTCATCGTAAACACTTTTTTGGTTTGGATTGCAACGCACAAAATCAACGTATTTATGTGGAGGTGATATACTTACACCTACTGGCTCAAAGCCAAGCCACACCGCCCAATCTACCATAATCTCATAATCAGCAAGTATAGTCATAGTCATTTGGGGCTGTGTTTGCTCTAAGTAATTAAGCAACATCTTTGAGCCACGAGCCATAGAAGTAAAGTTTTCTTTGATTTTATGTGAAAACATAAAGAACATCTGAGGATAATCTTGATCTTCATTATACCAAAGACCACCAACCGCAGTAAATACTTCACCTTCCTTGCGAACTAAGTAACACTCAGAACATTCATACATTTCTGTAATGGCTTGCTTAATATCCAAGTGTCCAAGGATCTTAAGCTCTCTTACATTTTCCTGACTTAGATTGGCAGCAACCTCATCAATTTGGTCAAGAGTAAAAGGGGTTAAGTAAAACTTACCCCTCTTTAGAATCTTAACTTCCATAAAGACGCTTGTAGCCTTCTTCTACCTGCTTAACATAAGCCGCGTCATTCTTATCCCAATATCTAGGATCGTTCATCATTTCATCTAATTCAGCTTTAGTTATTTGACCTGTTGACTGACTGTTACCAGAAAATGATCCATCCTTAGTAGCCTCCATAATTGCTTCAATAGCAAGAATACCTTCATGACTTTCGCACATGCGCTCAATAGCTGGTAAAGATTTCTCAGGAAAAAACTTATTTGCAAACATAGATGCGGCTTGAATGCGATCATTTGCATTATCGCCAAGCTTTGCAGCCTCTGCTTCTAAGTCTGCCTGACTTCCATTAACAGCTTGAGCATACATCTCAATGCCCTTCTGAAACTCTTCCTGCCCATAACCATTCTCGAAAGAATGCTCTGACCACCACTGTAGTAACTCATTATCTACAGCAAGATCGTCATCAACAATATCGGGAAGTTGATAATCACCAGCAGACTCAGGTCGATCACTAAATGCTTCAGTTTGTATTTCCTCAAGAAGCTTGCTGCGAATATCTTCTTCCTTAGTTCCCAACTTTGACTCAAGTTCTTTGTAAGCCTTAGCTAAATCTTCACCACTGCTATACTTTTCTGGCAACCACTCAGGGCGCTCTGGCGTTGAAGACTGCTCAATATCTGCTTCAGTAACAAAGTCACGCCCATCAGCTTGGGCTGTTTCTATTGCCGCTTCTTCATTCATTTGTTTTTACTCCTATGAGAATGTGCAATACGCTGCTCAATCAAGCCAACAATATAGCGCTGACCTTCAATATGTCGCAGTTCTTCCGTAGTCACATTAGGGCCATTTACCATTTCAATAGTAATGGAGCGCAAATAACGTATGACTTCCTTGCCAGTAGGAGACTCAAATATCTGAGAAATGTTCTGACTTATCTGAACATCTCTTTCAGAAGATCTTTGGATTCCGTCTAATCCAATATTAACCTTGTTCGGCAACCATCTGTCCTTGCTGTTGTTGCGCCATTTGCTGCGCTAATGCAGCTATTTGTCTACGCTGTTCTTCGTCACGAATCAAGCTCTCTGGCACACCAAATTTTTTCGCAAGGTGAATTGCTGTTTGTTCACCGTCAATTAGAAGCTGCAACATCTCTGGGCCAAAGGCTCCACCTACTAGCTCAAGGAATCTGGCAACACTAGAAATATCCTGATTTGATTGCGCTTGTGCTAACGGAGACACAGAACGTACTTTAACTTCTCGACCATTTACTGTAGGTACTTCTATGCGGCCCTGCTTCTTTAGGATGTATATTACACGTTGAAGTACGGGCTGCACGAGTTCTGCTTGCAAGCGACCAAATGCAGATCCCATTCTTCTAGCCAAGTCACCCATACGTTCTGCTACCTCAGTTGCAGTAGCGGGAGTTTTATCTGGGTTTCCGAGCATATCATTGTACAGCGCACGTTTAATATTTAAACGCATATCACTTAGAACAAGCTGCGCTACATCAAAACGACCAGCAGCTTGTATGGGCTGAAGACCTTGGCTGCCCATAGCTTTCGGTATGATTGAACCGGGCACTAAATTAATCGTGTCAGGGTTGATTACGCCATCATCTTCCATTTGATAAATACCAGAGATAGACATCTGTGCATTCTCAAGAATAAGCTCAATGGTAAGATTAGTAGTCTTAATAGCAGATAGCGCATTAAGCAGTGGGCCGCGCCCGTAAATCTCACCAGCGCATTTGCCCCAGCGAAAGCAAACAAAGGGATTAGAACCAAGACCAGTCATTTCTTTAGTATACAGCATAGTCTTAGTGGTCATGCAGATAGCATAATGAAAGTAAGCTTCTTGATTCTTCTTAGAGTAGTCGCGGCAAACAACCTCAAGTACAGTCGTTTCTCTATCAGAACCCATTAAGGAAGTTACCTTTGGATCAAAGTTTCCTTTAGGATACATAATAGCAAGGTGATCAAACTTAACCTTCTTTCGCTCACGATAAACGTGGTCGATCTTATCATCGGGACCAGTGTCAAGTACCACATGAGGGAGCGGTATAGCTGAGAAGTTTACAGGATTGATTGCATCCCCCTCTTCTACGCACAAGACACCAGTACCCACAGCCAAATCCATGAAGGATTCATGAACTTCTTGGCTGAAATTAGAGTTCTGAAGAACCTCGAATACATACTCAGTTACTTCATCAAGCTCGTTATCTACAGCTTCACGCTGATCGGGCGGCACTTCACTGCCAGCCATAAGATCAGCCCAACGCGCAAAGTTAGGAACTAAACCAGACTGTAATCTACTAGCAAATTCCTGCACACCAACTACCGCAGTTTCATCAAAGATCTTATCATCCCTGCGCTGACCAGCTTCTTCATAGTAAAATGACTCACGTTGAGGCAAAGCATACTCATAGCATTCCTCAAATAACGGAACCCAGTTTTCACGAAAGGCTTTTGCCTTCTGATAACTTTGAATATATTGCTTTGCTACATCAGCCATTAGCCAAACCTACCCAAGAATCCACCGCCAGCAGCACGGAATAAAGAACGGCGTCCAGCGCCACCGCGCATACCACTTCTTTCCGTTTTGCGCTCTAATGCAGTAGAAATATCTTCTCGTTTTTGTTTAGCTCTCTTTTGAATTTCTTCAGCCTTAGCTTCTTCAGCCTCTATACGCTGTTCTGCTGCCGCTTCTTTTTCAGCCCTACTAGGGCCGCCACCACCAAAGCACATAATTAATCTCCTTTGTTTTTTACTCGTAAGCACAGAAAGAGATAAATCTCAATGCACAAAAAACTACAGTCTAGCCCATAAGCTTGGTTTGTTTCTTTGTCTAGGGCCTCTGCTAAAGACATCAAAGTCACGCTTTGCTACCACAGGTCGTGCTGGTTTTTGACTATTCATTAATGCTCTGCCCTCACCAGCGCCTAGAAATAAATACTGCGCTGCATCATGAACGTGGCTAAACATATTCTTGTCTGGTTTATCTGCGTATCTCTCGCCGCTTACTTCCATACGCTTATAGGCATAACCACCCTCAAAACCCTTAATTAACTGAGGGCAACGCCTATCAATTAATAGTGCTGGCTTACCTTCGACCATCTTCGTCAACTGGGAGGATACCGACTCTAGTCGGAGGTCAACAGAGTTGGAAGGCGCAGGAAACGCCTTCAAGCCAGCACCGCGCAGAATGTGAAAGGGAGTCGATTCATCAGTCTGCGCTCTAAAATCACCCGCAGGATCGCCGTATATAATTACCTCGGAGGCAGCAGCAAACCTAGTGGATAGTTCATTTCTAAGAACCTCGGCAAAACGCACGATGCCCATGTCTACCGCCACAATTTCTGACTGTAGAAACCATCTTCCCCTTACCTTTTGACCAAAGACCGCAGCAGGAGTTAGACCAAAATCCACACCAACATAAACTGGCATGTTGGCAGCAACGGGTATTTCTTCTTCTGCTATGTGAACTTCTGATGCAAACATTGGATATACAGGCTTTCCGTCTTGAATATGACCCAGCCGATTCATCACATACACATCTATCCATGATTTAGTCTTGCCTCGAATAAGGTTCGAGTAATAAGTCTTAAGCATGTTCTTTGTGTTTTCAGCCTTTGGGTTTGGATCATAGTCTTCTATTTCTCCGTCTTCTGTTTTCCTTTCAACCATCCCAGAGGGCTGGGTATAGAAAGACCAGTTGTCTGGTTTAACCAGCATCTTAGCTTGCTCACGCGGAATATGATCTGGGATTGGAACTTCGCCAGACATAATGGGCCACCAATGATCTTCTTCAGGGGCGTTGGTATCGGCAATAACGCCAGTCCAAGAAGGGCCACCATCACGCATAGAAGGAAAGCGGCCAACACGCATCGTGCAGGCATCAATAATACTCTTAGGAATTTCTCTCGCTTCGTTAATCCAGATCCCTGTGAGTTCCAAAGAAAGAAGTTTCTTAACGTCTTCGGGCCTATCAAGGGCCAAGAAAAGAACCTCAAGATCTATGTCTCCCTTTTGAATCCTATGGGTGTATGGCACTGACCAAGTAAACTTGCCCCAGTCATTTTCCGGAAACCAGTCTAGCCAAGTCTTGATAGTAGTGGTTCTAAGCTGAGGATTGGTATTACGAATAATAGCCCAACGGCTTTTGCGTAATCCATCTGGCCCTTTGTCTTGCTGAATGGCGCGGCGAAATACTTCAACACAGCAACCAACAGATTTACCAGAACCAACTGGGCCTCTTATGCCACGAAAGAAAGTATCATCTTTCATAAAGGTTTTGAGTACATCACCATCAGGCTTGTACTTAAAGTCTATCATCTATAACCCTTATCGACTCCAAATCGGATCATATCTTCAACTACTTCGGGCGCAATGCTTTCAATCAGCTTATCGCAAGCAGAGTCACTAACCAAGTGACTGCTAGCACCAAACTTTTCTACAACATAACTAAGATGAACCTTGCGCACAATCTTGCGCAAAAGATCTAAGTCTTGCTGCTTAATTGTATTTATAAAGCTCACTTCTTAGCGGCCTTCTTTTTTGGTGCTGGGTCTGGGCCTTCAACAAGTCGCTGCGAAGAAGGGGTTCTAGTAGCCCCTGAGTAAGTTGTACCACCCAATGTGTGAGTAGGCCCTTTATAAATTTTATTATTATTTGCTGTGTACCAAGCCATGTTAGCCTAAGTCTTTCTCTAAAAGTTCCTGAAGCGGCTGACCAATAGAAGGCCTTGCTTCCTCATACATAGCTTCAATCATTTCTAGTTGATCTTTAAGGCTGTCAGACTTCAAGACAGCACTTGCCATCTGCTTAAATCGCCACACTTGAGTTACTTCATTCATGTTCTATATTTCCTTACTTTGTTGGCAATAGCTTTCGGTTGAGCCACATGCTGCTTACCTGCTGCCTTACCCTTTCGTTTAGCTGCGGTTGTAGCTGCATATTCAGAAGAGCTAAGAGCAGCGATAGCCTTACTAGGAAGATAACGCTCACCAGTTTCACTAGACTTCTTGCCAGACTTGGTGCGCCACTTCTGCTTACCCCAGTTAAGCAGCGATTTTTGCGATGCTTTCATGCTCTAACCAAATATATCCGCAGCCAAGATCATCAACCTTGCAAGTAAATTTAATGCTTCGCAACTGAAGCTCATCAATAATATTAAGCATCATGCTTACACTACAAAACTCAATCCTCATCTATATCCACCACCAGCAGCCTTATACCGCTTTGCTAAGAGTTGCGCCTTACGTGCCGACCACTTGCCAGCAGCAGTACCTTGAACATTAGCAGCCTTTATCCTGTTGAACAAAGACTTCCGCATCTTAGGCTTGGTATAATTACCAGCAGCATTAACCGCCATAACTAATCCCTATTCATATATTCTTCTAATTCTTCAACTCGCTTTAGCAAAGAATAATGCCGACCGCTTAGTGTACGCTGTCCGCGCTTAGCCATCTCACGCTCATCCTGCATTCGGTCCTCACTCTTGTAAAGACCCTCTACCTTACGCTTAAACTTCTTTAACAGCGTATTACTATTCTTAGCCTCAACCTTATCAAGCTCACGACTTAACTTGTCGTATCGATCCCGATTCTGCCTATCCATCACTTCTTCTTTGGCTTCTGCTTAGAAGGACGCCCAACCTTAGATCCATAAGTTCCCTTACCCTGTGGCATTAATAACCTCCTAATAAACTTCTACGCTGCTTTCCCTTGCGCTGATACGGAACATCACCCAACTCCTGATCACCGCGCTCAACAGGCTTCATACTCAAAGAAGGAAGCGGCTTATCCTCAGGCTTCTTCTCTTCGTAAATCTCCTTGGCACTTCTGCCTCCACCACCAAAACACATTAGCACTTCCACTTCCGTAAAGCTAAAGCCTTCCTAGTAGGACGACCCTTTTCATCTTTCATCGGCCCCTTAACACCACTCATCCTAGCGCAAAAAGACTTCTTCCTAGGCCCGCCTTCAGGCTGTGGCCTCTTTAAATTAGCGCCAGTCTTGTTCTTAAAATACCTGCGACCAGCAGCATTCAAACCACCCTCAGGATTCTGATACTTCTTAGCGACCATACCCAACACTCTTTAATGCAGCCTTGGCAACAGACGTATCCGCTCGCGGTGGCTGGGCCTCAGGCTTCTTCTCATACCTACTCATAAAATACCCCTACACTAAAAAAATATTACTAGGCAATGCACAAACTTGTAGGGCTAATAATGTGAGTGAGGGACTATTACAGTAACTAGCTGCTAGGTTTTTCCCCCTACCCCCCTGCTACAGCCTAGCTTGCAACGAATTAACCTAGATCAATACTGACCTTGATGTCACCAGCCACCTGTACCTGACTTCTATCGATAGGTTTATAGCCAGCACGATCCAACAAATCCTTACTCGCTTCTAGCTGAACGTACTCAGACTTAGCGTTCTGAGACAGCCTACGCACTGTGTTAACAGCTACAGTAGCACTAAGTCCAAACTCCTCATTCATCCTCTGCATCATGTACTGCTGCACATGGGCTGTCTTGAGTGCTTTGTAAGCTGAGACGTATCCAGACTTGCCTTCAGCGTATCCAGCTTCAATGGCAGCTTTAGCTGCGGGCAGCCCTTTTGATACCATTATATCCACCAGCGCAGCCTGTCTATCAGTTAACTTCTTAGCAGGAACCATATCAATCCTTCTTCTAAGCTGACGACTAACATCTAGCTAACTGCTGTCGTCTGTGTTTAGCTAAACTCAGTAAGCTATCATAAAGAAGGATTGTTTAAACATTAGGGCTTATTTCTCATTCACTAGCCCCCCTCTCCCTCTCTCCCCCCATTACGACACTATTTCTACAGTGCTTGTCAATAGTGACGTTACGTAACTATACTAATTACCCTACGTCACACCTGATTATTCCAGTTGACACCATAAATAGCACAACCGCTAAGCGCCCTAGATGGTGACGCCAAGACACGCTAGTTCATAGGCATCTCCCTGCATCTGACGTGCAAGCACGCTCCGGCTGATGCGTCCAGCCTTGCGTCACCCCGCTGCAAACAGTCTACTCCGTGAGCACTTGAAGTGCTAACTCACCATCTTGCATAGAGTGACTTGCCGATATCAACATCTCCCTGCCTTGTTGAGCCAGCTACAAGCCCGTACTTGCTTACTGGCTCAGACTGCCATCCAATAGAACCAAAGCTGGCGGCAAGATCTCTGACCATACTTATGCGTATTCATTGCGGTCCACCTTCTAAAAATGATGCCTACTAAAAGACCGCCAGCCTGAGAACGAAAAGCTTAAGGCGCATCGTCCTGTCTTAGGCATATCTGGCGTTCCCCTGAGAGTGGAGGCTGCGGTCATCCCTCGCCCGTCTTTGTTGAGCATCGGGCAGAAACAGTTCGCAACAACACTCGTTCCTCGGATATTGCGAACTGCAAGCGCCTCTGGGCGTTTCTGCTCCGTGCTTCAAGTCGCCGTGCGGGGATAATCCTCGCACCACATCACAGGAGAACTAGACATGACTAAGAAGAACGATACACCTACACTTTTCGATCTCAAGCTAGCGGTAATTAACCATCATAAAGGTGACCACAATGAATATCTTCGCATAAGTATTGCCAAAGATGCTTGCTACACCAGCTTCAATTCTATCGAATGGAAGTCAGAGCAAATGTCAGTAACCAAGAACGAGCTTGCATCTCTTTCTGGCTCAAAAGGACAGGAAGTTGTTGACATTAAAATCGGCAAGAAAATCTCACTCTATCGCAAGATGGAGGCTGAGTTAGCAGAGCTTCAAGAGCGTCACGAAACAGACAAGAATGTTTACACCGAAGTGACACAAGGTGAAGTCTGGACGCCTAAGCCAAAGCGTGATTACACGTCAGATGGACTTGGAGATGCTAAAGAACTTGAGCGCATCTTGGGTTAACCATCAGGGCGGCTTAACGGTCGCCCTATTTCTTTGTTTACAACAGGAGGTGTTATGCCAACACCGCTCGATCTCATCACAGCAGTGTCGCTCTTCGCGGCACTGTTTATATGCTTATCATTGCTAACTTAGGAGGCAAGATGCTCAAGACAGTTTGGATTGCATTCGTGGCATTCTCTACGCCAGAAGAATGCGATCAGTTTTTAAAAACGAATCCGTCACTTGCTCACGGTGAGATACAGTGCGTCATTCATCAGCACGAAACGTCACCGATAAAACCAAAACGAAAACCAAAAAAGGATTGAGTAAATGCCAAGCACACCAATTCAAAAGAAGTTTCAAAGATTAAAACAAAACTATGGCATAGATCAAAGATGGATAGATGCTCAGTTAGAGTGGCAAGAATATTGCTGCGATGGATGTAAACGTCCATTCAATGATCGTGTTAGGTATGTTGTAGATCATAAGCATGACACCTCAATAAAAGTTGTTCGACATCTTTTATGTGATTCATGCAATGGAGCTTTAGGAACATTAGAAAAGCTACAAAAGAATGAGGCTGTTTTTAAAAGACTACAGCTAATAGCTCAGAGGTATATGCACTATGAAGACTTATATCCTCAACAAAGTGACGTAAGGTAACTAATGACTTTAACTATTGTCACTGCAATAATGCAGGGCATAACCCAAGGAGAACTAACATGAGACTCAACTACATTGATTACGCAGACCTACCTTTGTCGGTAATGTTTGTAAAAGATGACATCGAATTGCTTCATGAATTTTTTCTATTTGTTGATGCAAACTTAGACGTAGATGAAGAGTTCAAACGGCCCATTTCACTAAGGCAAATCATAACATGCTTTGCAGAAATACATGCAAAACTAGAGGAGGTATAACATGAAACATTTTTCAATGAACGACTTCAACTTTCCAGTCGAACAACAACCAATCCATGACCAGCTTGGCAATATCATTGCTGGTCATCAAGCCGTTGTGCGTACCGACACCGATCAGGTGTTGGGCGTACACGGATCACGCTACAAGATTGTATCACACGATGATGTAGTCAACTCAGTTCTCGACGGGATCAAGTCAGCAGATCTATCAAACGATTATGAAGTCAGCGTCGATGTGCTTGAAGACGGTCGCAAACTAAGAGGTGAGATACTATTTAATAATCTTACTGTTGAACCAGCAGTCGGTGACTACGTTAAGTTTCGTGTCAGCTTCTTCAATAGCTACGATGCATCTTGGTCCTTCTCTCAGCAAGCCAATGGCTTACGGCTATGGTGCCTCAATGGCTGCACCACACCAGACACAGTGGCGCGCAGTAGATACAAGCACACTGCATCAATCAACGTCGAAGGCGCAGCAGCCAAGGTAATCAATGGCCTTGAACACTTTAAATCTCGCAAGGATATCTGGCAAAGCTGGATGCAAACCAAGCTAGAGCAACCACAGATCGAGAACTTTTTTAAGAAGACTGTCTGCAAAACATTCACACGCCAGCAGTCAGTCACCAAGACTAACGAAAAGCAACTAGAAAACTTGCTAAGTATTTGGAGCGACGAGCGCAGTAGCCTCGGCTCCAATAAGTGGGCGTTGTACAACTGCCTTACTTACTGGGCTACGCACACACAAGATCTGCGTAAGCCAGAGATTGCTAAGTACAATCGTGAGCTACAGATTGCTAGCGCAATGAAATCAAAGCAATGGATGGAGATGGCATGAGACACGGAGAAGTATACAAAAAGAAAAGCTCTTGGTGGTACACCAAGCAAACAGAGGGCAGTCCATTGCGGCTGTCCAGTAAGTTCAAAACAAAAGCTAAGGCCTTTGCTGTAGCAGAACAAGAACTTAATGAAGGACGTATCGACAACCTTCACACATGGAAGGGCAACGGGTCATATGAATCTTGTATGGCTATTTGCAAATCAAAGGAGAACCAACATGCAAATGAGTAAACAACACTATGAATTTATTGCAGACACGATTGGGCCAATGGTAGGTTGGCCCTCTCACCTGCATTCAATAGCTGATGAGCTAGAGAAAACTAACCCACGTTTTAATCGTGAGAAGTTTTTGCAACGTGCAACCAAAGCTTGGGAGGACAACCATGACATACCAGATGTTGATGACTACATCCCTTATTGAATGCCCAGAGTGCTACGGTCATGGCACTCTGACTTACTCTAGGTTTATTAGGCAAGGTTTCGATGTCGATGTAGGCTATGAAGAAGAGTACAAAGACACTTGCTTTAACTGCAATGGTGACTGTGAGATTGAAATAGAACCAGAGGATCTTGACAATGATGAGTGACTTGCTGCACTAATGCAGCATGAAATCATATCTTGAATATTTACAAGACAGAGCAAAGGAAACATCTATCTCTTTGCTCTTGTCTTTCAAACGAGCCAGCGTTCCAACGTCAACTTACTATAGATCAATTAATGGAGACACTGAACTAAGGTATGATACAGCAGTGAAAGTAATCAATGCTATCGAAGAACTTCACTCGATACAACAAGCCCGTGAGCATACCGAAAGACTACGCGCTTCTGGTAAAGATATTAACAGACGCTCGGTACGAGCTAAGTTTAAGCCAAGAAGCATTAGCTCATAAGATAGGATGCACTGTATCACTGATTCACAAATGGGAAGCACAGAAGCGTATCCCATCTGGATTCATGCTGATGTGTTGGCTGGATGCTTTAGGCTATGACATCGAAGTCAAAGAAAGGCAGCGCGATTGATTGCATTGCCTGTCAAGTTACTACTACTTGGTTCGTTGCAATACTTAAAAACAATGGCGCAGCTACTTACGAGAAGCATTGGTATGTTTGCCTTCATTGCTATGAGGAGGACAAATGGCAAACCGTAACAAGAACAAAGGAACTTACCACGAAAAGTGGTTCGTCGATTGGCTTACGAAAGCGAAGATCAAAGCGAAAAGGCAACCCCTCTCAGGCAGCTTGGGAGGAGAGTATTCAGGCGACATCAAGCTCGAACTCTTCGGACAAGAACTGGTGGGAGAAGTAAAGTATAGAGATAAGTCTAACTTCCCCAGCCCATTTACAGTATTAGATAGGCGAGACATTGCCTTCTATAAAAGACGGACAGGAAGTCCGCAAACTCTGGTCATCATGAGCGGTGATCAATTCCTTAAACTTATGGAGAACGCAAATGGAATCACAGACACGAATAATAAAAGCTCACCTTGAAGCTGGGCTTGCAATAACCGCAATGGAAGCCCTCCATTCTTATGGATGCTTTAGGCTTTCAGCTAGAATCTATGACTTAAAGCAATCAGGTTTTCATGTAGAAAAAAGAATGTTTGAGTTAAAGAATGGCAAAAAAATAGCGGAGTATTACAAGCCATGAAGAAACCTAAATCATTAGGCAATGCAGTAGCTAGCAGTGTGTGGGATGCACACATTAACAAAGCCACAAGCTCACCTCACTATGCCAAAGAGTACAAGAAATATACTTATGTACTGGATGAGTATGAGATTATAGCCAAGCGTATTAAGAACGGCGAACCTGTTGGCGAGCCGTACTTCAAAGGCGAGCAGCGAAAAAAGCTGCTTGAACTTACTGACCTTACAGAAGCTGACCTCAAAAAATACCTTGAGTAAGCTGCAAGTATGCAGTAGTCTAACCTATATAATAAAAGGAGAACTTAATGGAGCGCAAAGGTTTCATAGGCGGCAGCGACTGCGTAAAAATTATGAATGGCGATTGGCTTGAGCTATGGCAGATCAAGACTGGTCGCGTAGAACCAGATGACTTGTCTCGCAATATTGCAGTACAACTCGGTAGCTGGACTGAAGACTTCAATCTTGAATGGTTTGAACATGAGCATGATTGCGTACTGTCTGATCAACAGCGTGAATATGAACTAGAGATTGGTGCTGTGCCAGCCAAAGGTATGATTGATGCCAAGTGGGGCAGCTTTATAGTCGAAGCCAAGCATACCAATCCATATAAATCTATGGATGATGTCATTGAATACTACATGCCACAGATACAACTGTATTGCTATCTTGCTAAAGCAGACGGTGCTTATTTCTCAGTAATTTTTGGCAACAGTAAATGGGAGTCAGCGCATGTCTCGTTCAACCACAAGTATTTCGATTCTATGTGGGCGGTGGTGTCAGACTTCTGGGGTTACGTTATACGCGACGAAGAACCAATTGGTATTCAAACGCCAGACATCTCCATTGACAAGATTGAGGTGGACAACATGGTCAAGCGAGACGCCAGCACAGACAACCAGTTCATCGATGCATCGATTACCTACATCAACGGGTACGAACACAACCGCGTGTTCGAGAACGCAAAGAAAGATCTTAAACAAATGGTCGGTAGTAACGAGCGAGAAGTTTACTGCGACCACCTTACAATCAAACGAGACAAGCGGGGATCACTCCGCATAACAAGGAGAACCAACAATGACTAATAACCTAAACATCTGGGATAAGCTGGCCTCTTCAGACCCCAAATATCTGAAGAAGGTCAGCTTCGGCAGCCGATCATTCACCGCCATTGACCCACAATACCAAGTCAGAAAGATGACTGAACAGTTCGGGCCAGTCGGTGAGGGCTGGGGTTGGCACAACACAACAGAGATTGTGCCTGTGAGCAACGGAGACAGCGCTGTGTTAGCGCATGTTACTGTTTGGCATGGCACACCAGCAAATTCATTTGGCCCCTTCACAGGGTGCCGTAAGTTCTTTGATGCAGCTAAGGGTCGTATGGCTGAAGATGCACCGAAGATGGCTATCACTGATGGCCTAACCAAAGCACTGTCTCACATTGGCTGTGATGCTGACATCTTCTTAGGTAAGATGGATGGCAACAAGTACGATCAAGACAGTGGTAACAAGAGCAGTGGCTGGTAGTCACACAACACAGGAGCCAGAAGCATGGCAGAATATGACGACACAAACAGAGGCGCAGCCTTCACACCATTTCCAACACAGCAAATGATCTTGCAAGGTAAGGTCAATGTTGAAGGCGTGGATTCAAAAGTAGTTCTTGTTAAAGATCAGACCAAAGACGGTCGCGGTATTGTCGAGGTCTATCAAAAGATGGCTGTAATGTTTGACAACGATAAGAAAGGCAATGATGCAGCACCCGATTACTCTGGTCCCGTTGGTGAAGACAAACGGATTGCTGGATGGAGACGCATGAAAGATGGTAAACCTTATATGTCTTTTCAAATAAGTGACAAGCAACAAGGTCAACAACCTGCATCTTCCCCCTTGTCAGAAGATAGCATTCCGTTCTAAGCTAAGCTTAGTTCTCCAGAGGGACGTCCTGCCCTCCTCACAACTGCCCCGCTTAATTAGGTTTCGCACTGTTTAAGTGG